TGAAGGTCACAAAATGCCGGAACCAACACCACATCAAAAAGATGATCCTGTATTTTTTCCTGTAGAGAAGCGGAAAATCTTTGTCTTCGGGTCCAACTTTGCGGGCCGGCATGGAAAAGGCGCGGCGCTTTATGCCTATAGAAACCATGGAGCAATCTATGGTCAAGGTTTAGGATTGCAAGGAGATTCTTATGCTATCCCAACAAAGGATGGAAATTTGGTCACTTTGCCTCTTGAAATGATTAAATCTTATGTTGACATCTTTCTTAACTTTGCATGGGCTCATTCAGAATGGAATTTTATTGTAACAAACATTGGCTGTGGTCTAGCCGGTTATACTCCTGAACAAATTGCTCCAATGTTTCAACTTTGCAAAGACCAGCCAAATCTCCATTTCTCCAAAGAATTCAAAGACGTATTCAATCGCAAACTTTCCTCTTGACACGTTGAATCCTCTCCCCTAGTGTCCATATTGGCACTCTTTTATAGGGGAATGAAACATGTCCATAAACAAGATTGCTTTGCTCCGTCTGGCTGATAAGCTGGAAGGAAAGGGACCATATATAAAAGATGGCCCGATCAAAAAATCACGGTTCAGAATGGACACTTGGATTGAAACGTCAAACGTCCAAATGCAATTTAATAAAAACTTGGGAAAAGATGTTGTTCTTCCCAATCTCACCTGTGGAACATCAGCATGTGCCGCTGGCTGGGCTGGTTCTGATCCTTGGTTCCGTAAAAGAGGATTCTATACAACTCCATATAATAATGTACTTTATAAAGGTATAGCAGATTTTAGTGCAGTTGCGAACTTTTTCAAAATTGATTTTGGCGCGGCGCGGGAGTTATTTTCAGGTGAATTCACTGATTCTCCAAAACATGTGGCCTGGAAAATTCGTATATATGTAGAAACCTACAAGCGCGAAAGAGAGGATGCGCTATGAACACGGAAGCTCTCTTAAGACTAGCCGACAAGTTGGAAGGTAGCGGACCCTATGCGGAAACTGGTCCTATTCCAGCCGAACGATTTAATATGTACAAGTGGATGAATGTATTTATTCCTGGGGGGTTGCGAAATTTTAAGATATTCAAAGGAAGATATATTGTTCATGAAAACCAGTGTGGAACAGTAGCATGTGCTTGTGGCTGGGCTGCAACTGATCCTTGGTTCCAAGAAAGAGGATTATATGTTTCCCCTTTCAATGAAATTTTGTATTTTCCATCTGAAGAAAATAATGATTCTCTTAAGGATTTCGCAGCAATAGCACATTTTTTTGAAATATCTCATGAAAGCGCCAGATATCTGTTTATGCCAACTGCAATTCGTAGACAACGCCCAATTGATGTAGCTATGCAAATCAGAAAGTTTACCAACATACCCCATGTTTCACCTTCTCGCAACCCTGTGACGGGAGTGTAACCCATGAACAAAGAAGCCCTCTTGAGGTTAGCCGACAAGTTAGAAGGAGTCGGGCCTTATAAGAATAAAGGTCCGGTGCCAATTCATAGATTCAATATGAATTGGTGGTGTGAGGATGAGTTGGTGGAAAGCAAAGCCAAATACAATGAAAAGGCAAAGGCTGTTGTCGCGGGTCTAAATCTTTCTTGTGGTAGTTCTGCTTGTGCGGCTGGTTGGGCTGGTAGCGATCCTTGGTTTAGAGACAGAGGATTTTATACTACTCTAAATGGTGTTACCTATAAAGGACATAGTGATTTTGATGCCTGTGAAGTATTTTTTGATATAAGTCGCTATGAAACTTCTGTATTGTTTGCTGGAGAAGAAGATGAAGACCCAGAAGATAAAGCTAAAGAAATTCGGGACTTTGTAAACAAAAACAAATCGCGAATATAATCCTTTAACAGGAGTCTAAAAAACGTGGCTGGCATCATGCAAGAATGGACACAAATAATTGGTATGAGGCATCAGGGAGTTTTAGTGTCTGCAATGCGTGGTTGTGATCTTGCACCGAGACACGATCCTAGTAAATTCGCACAACGCCTTCTTCGTGGTGCTGTTCTTATTCCGCATTCTGGCCGATTCGTTAATCCAGGATCATATATCGCATTTGAACCGAATGAGGAAAAATGGTGGTCAACTATAAATGCATTCAGTGCATCATGGGACCATTACCCAAATCATTATGTCATGCACTTTCTACATGCTGCTGAGATTGTTGGATACTATGCTCCCATCGGAATTCCATGCTACTCAGACCGTTGGGAAAAGTGGTATCGTCAAGCCTGTAACATCTTGCATATGAATCCTGAATCAAAAGCACAACTTGAATACCGACTTGACGCTGATGAAGAAAAGTTTCGTGAGTTGCAAAAAGCGTACAAACGTCAAAACCCAACCGGAGTCTAAACCCCATGGAAGCCCTCTTGAGACTAGCCGACAAGTTGCAGGGTGTTGGTCCCTATACAAATGAAGGTCCAATTCCTGCATCCAGATTGCATATGAATGTATGGCTTAATTTACGCCAGACGATTACTACAGAATTATCTATACATGGGCTAAAAGTAATTAAAGAAAATTTTCCATGCGGAACAGCTGCTTGTGCTTGTGGCTGGGCTGGTTCTGATCCTTGGTTCCGTAAAAGAGGATTCTTTACTGGACCAGATTTTGGTGTTTGTTATGTTAAGTACAATGAAGCCACTGATAAGCATGATAAACATTATGACTTTCTAGGTGTCATGATGTTTTTTGATATTCCAAATTATGAGGATGCCAAATATCTATTCTTTCCCTATAGTAGCTATGAACAAACTCCAAATGCTGTAGCTATGAGAATACGAGAATATGTAAGAAAAATGAAAGACATAATGAATTATAGTGCATGAAACTAGGAGGTATGAAACCATGGCTGATTGTAAACGTAGTTCTAGATAAATTAACAATTGAGATAATTTAATCCAGGTTTGGTGAAGACATACTTTTCCTAGTAAAGGAAAAGATAGTCCATTACCAGTATATGGAGCCAGGACACTACTTCAATTGATTACCACAAGGGAAAGGCTAGGGATTCCTTTAAGCCTATTACATCAGCTTTATACCAGTTTTTTCTGTAACTATTGAAGCAATTACAGAACAACTCCTAACGACGGAACTTAGATTAAACTTACCGTTAGGCTGGTCCGAAGGCTAGGTTGGACCTTAAGATAAATACCGATTCACCAACTAACCTCTTCAGTTAAATTGGTAAAGGATAAGTGCGCCGCTTAGCTACATTTCCTCTCACTCCAGAGGTTGTAGGGTGCCGATTTTGAGGGACCACACCAAGTCATAAACGCAAATAACCCCAAAGGGGGATTCAAAGTAGACCGAATCCATGTCCTTTGGGGAGTAAACGTGTTGACTCTAATCTAGAATCATGCTAGAGTCAAGCATTATTTAGACATTACAGAAGGAATTTTTTGACCATACATAGTAAAAAAAAGAAAGCTGTCAACAATTATATCAATAATCAAGACCTTTATGCAGCAATGGTTTCCTACAAGAAAGAAGTTAGGAAGCTCAAAAAAATCAAAGAAAAAGCCCCGATTCCTAACTATGTAGGTGAGTGTCTTTTATTGATTGCTAAGAATCTCTCCAATCATCCATGGTTCAAAGGCTATTCCGATCATTGGAAACAAGAGATGATTTCAGATGGAGTTGAAAATTGCGTTCTTTATTTGGATAATTTTGACCCAAAGAAATCCAAGAATCCTTTTGGTTATTTTACACAAATCACTTACTTCTCATTTCGTAGGCGAATAGATAAGGAAAAAAAGCAGCAATACATTCGCTACAAAAATATGGAAAATTACTTTGACTTAAATGACAGTTATGTAGGTGGTGCTTTAGTTGACAGAGAACTCTATGAAAATAATCAAGTTTTTATTGAAGAATACGAAAAAAACCAGTTGAACAAAAAGAAGAAGTCTGCTAGAGTCAAGGCGAAAGGTGTAGAGAAGTTCTGCGGTAGAAGGAAGACTAAGAGATGAGCAGCACCATCTTGAATGTAGTGTTCACTCGGGCGCTACAACTGTGGGCTGATCCGAAACATCGTTGTAAAGGTCATGAAAAACGGCAAACTGTATATGGTATGCAATACTGCGCCATTGGTGTTCTCAAACAGGCGAGAAAGGATTGTGGTGTCAATGGAAATAATTTGCCAATCAAAAAGTTGGCAAAAGCTCTTGGGTTTTGGGATGATGCGTCACTAATTGGATATAATGATAATGGACGACTATATTGTGGATGCGATGAATCTATAAGAAATCATTACAATCAAGATAATATCTATCAACGAATGCAAGATTATGTGAAAGGAACAATAGAGAATGATTTCCACGAAAGAAATAAAGCAGAAGGCGTTCAATAAGGTTGCTAAGGCTCTACTGAAGCAAGGCCGTCCAGCCTTCGCTAATGGTACTTGTCGTTATTTGACTGAGGATGGTCGTCGCTGTGCTGTCGGCTGGCTGCTCTCTGGCAAGGCCCTGACGTTTGCAAAAGGTATTGGGGGCGGGATCGCTTGTCTAAAATCCCATGCCGAGGGAGAAAATATTAAACTTCCTGATATAATTAAGAATCCGAAAAATATAAATTTTTTAGAAAATCTGCAATGCGCGCATGATACAGGTGCTTTTATTAATTCAGATGAATCATGGTTAGAACAATGGAAAACTGAGATGATTAATCTAGCTAAGAGATACAAACTTGATATATCTGTTATTACTGGAGTAAAGAAATGACAATGACTCCACAAAAGATTTTTGACAAAGTAGCTGCTGGTCTTTTGGAGCAAGGTAGACCAGCTTTTACTGATTATTGTGAATACAAAACCGAAACAGGAGAACGTTGTGCTATCGGTATGCTTCTTACCGGAAAACAATTGGCATGGGCTAAAAGTATTAATGGCGGTATTGAGACTTTGATGGATAAAGCTAGAGAAGATGATATAAAACTACCATCTTTTATTTCTAGTGGTAATCATAATGAACTTCTTATTCAACTACAGATGGCTCATGATGGTCCTTGTAGTTGTACTGATGATTGGAAAGAACTTTGGATACATAGGATGGAGACAATTGCATTAGAGTATAATCTTGATGCATCTATTTTTATAAGCGAGAAGAAGAAACTTAAAAAGAAGAAAAAAAAGTGACGACAAAGCATATTGTTCCGCCTATTATAGAAAACTGGATTGAAACGATTAGAAATCCAAATTCTCCACAACATGTTAAGGACAACATTATAATGATGTTGGAATCCGTTGTATCTGCTTGCCAAGAAGAGATAATAAAATATCGGACAGCACGGCAAAATTACCTTGACAAATCTTATAAAAGGACTAAAAAGAAACACAACTGAAACTGTCTTCTGGAGACATGATTATGATTGGATGGGTAAAATCATTCTATCGTAAAATCCGTGCTGGAGTAGTTTTTCCAGAAACCTATTATATCATGCCTGTGCTTCTCAAACTACCAAACACAGGGCAAGAAATCATCTTGAAAGAAGATGGTTCTATTCAAGGAGATTTTGCGGTTTTTGATAAGTTCTGTCGCGACACTATTGTTACAGAATATGCAGAAGCGCGGATAACTGTTTGGCTCCTACATCAGTATTGGAAGCGCTTACGTGAGGAAGAAGAGATTGCCGATCAGACAGCTATAACACAACCTTCACCAGTTGTACCAACAACACGTATGGAGGAAGAAGACACTGAGTTGGCATTTGATGGTGAAAAGAAAATGAAGACAGTGAAAGTTACTATGCAAACAGTTGATGGTCCAAAAGAATATAGTATAGAGGTTTCTGGTGAGCAAAGTAGCGTTAATAAGTGATTTACATTTTGGGGCGCGAAACGATAATCCGGTTCTTCTAGAGCATACCAAAAAGTTTTTGGAAGTGCAATTTTTCCCATTTTTACGGAAAAATGGCATTCGTGATGTATTTGTTTTAGGAGATGTGTTTGATCGTCGCAAGTATATTAATATCGCTACACTCAATTTTGTTCGCAAAAGTTTCATTGAGAAACTACATAATAATTATGTCTACTTCATCACTGGTAATCATGATGTTTATCATACTAACTCTTTGGGTGTCAATTCAATAGATGAGCTTATGCAAAGCCGTGAAGGCTTGAAGTTCTCTATTATCACAGAGCCCACGGAAATGAAATTCACTTGGGCTAAGATACTGTTTCTACCTTGGATTTGTCTGGAGAACGAAAAGCGTTCGCTGGAGCTAATTAATAAAACGGATGCGAAGGTTTGCTTTGGCCATTTGGAGTTGAAAGGATTTGAATCGCATGCTGGATATATTATTGATCGGGGCCTTGATATTTCTCTTTTTTCTAAATTTGGTCTTGTGGCGTCAGGTCACATTCATAAAAGACAGACTAACGGTAATGTTTCTTATCTTGGAAGCCCTTTCCAAATTACATGGGCCGACTACGATTCCCCCAAAGGATTCCATACTCTAGACACAGAGACATTACAGTTGGAATTTGTTCGTAATCCAAAAGAGATGTATCATAAGATCGTTTATGATGACCATGGACAAACTTTAGAACAGGTTTTGAATTGGGATTTTGATACCTTTCAAGATTGTTATGTTAAGGTGCTGGTGTTGGCTAAGACCAATCCCTATCATTTTGATATGTTCATTGATACTTTAGAGAAATATGCTATGGATGTGAAAATCATTGAAGATAAAATTATGTCTGAGGCGGCAATCCAGACATTTGATGGTCAGCCGGAAAACACAATGGCGATCATTAGAAAGTTTGTGGAGGAATCCAACGTCCAGGTTGACAAAAACAGGCTTGATAAACTAATGACGGACCTGTATAATGGCGCAATGATGGTGGAGTGAAAGGAAAACAGTATGCCGAAAATCTGGTTTGATGATAATCGTAAGCCTCCTGATGATAGTTGGATTTGGGCACAGACGAGTTATGACTGTTTCGTTATATTATCGCGACACATGACAACACCAGCCCCCATTGATGAGATTTCATTTGATCATGACTTGGGTGATCAGGATAGGTCAATTCACGTCGCCAATTACATTGAACATCTGGCCAAGCACGACGCCCATCCGCGTATAAAATGGAGTATACATTCACAAAATCCTGTTGGACGTGATCAATTGCTGATGACGATGCAAAAGTGTGATGATTTTTGGGATAATGCAGAAAAGGTAGGAGTGAAATAATGGAATTAGCTGTGACGATTTTACTATGGGAAGCTGTAATATTGGGTGGGGGTCTTATTCTTTTACTTGTAGTTTCATTTATTCAAGAAGTGTTCTAAGTAGTAGCGCGGGTGGAAGGTAGCTAGTGATCTTATTCGGCTCATAACCGTCTGTAAACACGGTGCAAACTCCGTGACCCGCAACCAATTTATATTGATAATAAGGAAATATAATGAGAGAAGAAAATTGGGATACCGTTTCTGAAATTGTTAGAACAGCAATTCGTGAAACAGTATATGAAACTGGTTATGATCGCGACTCCTCACATATGGAGGATCGTTATGTAGGTTATGAAACTGGTGTTTTTATCAATCCGACAGATTATGACCCTGAACTATTGACTGAGAAAATTGTTGGAGAAGTTATGAAACAATTAGTAATGAAGGATGTAATCAAGTGATGGGATTTTTTCTCGTTATATGTTTGATTCTTATAATTTTTGCAATTTTTTCTATGAATCCTCCTGATGATCGTTTTTAGATTACTGCGCTGGAAAAACCTTCTCTCCTATGGTAATGCCTTTTCCGAGATAGATTTATCAGCTAACAAAACCTCACTTATCGTTGGTCCAAACGGCTGTGGCAAAACAACGCTCATAGATGCGTTATGCTTTGTATTATACAACAGATCGTTTCGTAATACCAACAAGCCGCTGCTGATCAATTCTATCACGCAAAAGAATATGGTGGTGGAGATTGAGTTTGAGATAAACGACAAAAAGTATTTCGTGCGCAGAGGCATGAAGCCTAATATATTTGAGATATACAGAAATGAACAACTTATAGATCAAACGACCGGCATCCTTGATTATCAAGCGATTCTTGAGAAACAAATTCTCAAGATGAACTTCAAGACATTTACACAAATCGTTATTCTCGGGTCCGCCAACTATCAGCCTTTCATGAAGCTCGCAGCCCAAGCGCGTCGGGAGGTGATTGAAGACCTACTTGATACGCAAGTCTTCTCCATGATGTTTACGTTATTGAAAGACAAGGTTGCTGAAAATAAGACAGCGCTACTTGATGTTGAGCAGGCCATTGCTATCTGTGATTCTAAAATTGACTTGACAAATAAGCATATACTTGAATTGAAGCAGAATAATCAAGTGCTGATTGATGAGTGTCTTAATAGGATTAAGGATTATGAAGATAAGATTGTTGAGGAAGAGATTGCAATAACCACATGTAAAACATTAGCTGAAGCAAATGATGTGCTAATTACAAAGGCCCGAAAGGATTGTTTGAAAGCTAATGAAATCCTAACTCTTAGTGAACAGGCTAATGATAAACTGCATAGATTGTATGCTGATATAAGATTTTATGAAGAGAACACAACTTGTCCATCATGTAAGCAAGAAATCAATGAAGCTTATCGCCAAGACGTTATTATAACTAAGACGGTAGATATTGAAGCTCTGGAAACGATTGTCAAGGATGTAGAGCAAAAGAATAAAGATGCAGTGAATGCGGCCGAAAATCGCATTCGGGAATTAACTAAATCGGCTATGGAAACTACATATGAGTTGACAAAGAAGTCAACAACATTGAAGCTATATAAGCAACAAATCAAGGATATTAAAAAGGAAATTGAAAAGTTCAAAGCGAAGAATGAGACAAAGGGGGAAGATATTGGCGTACTTGAAAAAGAGAGACAGACCTTCCTTATTAAAAAGGAAGAAGAAATCAAGATACGTGAACTTTACAACACGGCATTGGTGGTACTTAAGGATGGAGGCATAAAAACACGGATTGTTTCTCAATACATCCCCATTATGAATTCTCTGATCAATAAAACGCTGGAGATGATGAACTTCTTCTGTCAATTTACTTTAGATGAAAATTTCAATGAGAAAATAAAATCTAGATTTCGTGACGAATTCAATTATGAATCTTTTTCTGAAGGGGAGAAGAAGCGCATTGATTTGGCTTTGATGTTCACTTGGCGGGAGATAAGTCGTCTGAGAAATGCCGCGCGCACCAATATCCTAATCTTTGATGAAATCCTTGATAGCTCATTAGACAATGAGGGAATGGATGATCTTATTAAAATCATAAAGATGCTTTCTCCTGATATCAATACGCTGGTTATTAGTCATAAGTCTGATCAGTTTCTTGATAAGTTTGATAAGGTCTTAGAATTTCGTAAGGTTCACAATTTTTCACAAATGGTAACAATATGAAAGTTGTAATCGCAGGCTCACGCTGTATTAGTGCTGGGGATGATTTCACTTATCCGCCAAGAAGATTCACTGACGCAGAAATGGCTTGGTTTTTTGATTGCGTTTATGAGTACCATAAGAGCTATCCTATTACAGAGATTATTTCGGGAACAGCTGTAGGAGTGGATAGGATGGGAGAGATTTTTGCTGAGCTTACTAAGATTCCAGTTAAGCAATTTCCAGCCGATTGGAAGAAATATGGGAAGTCAGCTGGTTATCGCAGGAATGAAGAAATGGTAGCCTATGCAGATCGGGTGATTGCTTTTTGGGATGGTCATTCGCGAGGAACGAAGCACACAATAGATATAACTGAAAAAGCAAACAAACCTCTAACAATTTGGCGGTTTGATTACTTTGATGCTTGACAAAATTGTTACATGACATTATAGTAATCTTCTTCAAATCTGGAGTGTGATATCATGAACAAAGAAGCACTTTTGAGACTAGCAGACAAGTTAGATGGTAAGGGGCCATATGAAAAAGTCGGTCCTATTCCAAACGAACGTTTTGACATAAAACAATGGGTCGGTGCTAGTGCTAAAATTGTTCCATTGAATAAAAATATTCCATTGAAAGATACTTTATGGGTACATAGTGTTGTAAAAACTAATCTTCCTTGTGGAACTGTTGCTTGTGCTTGTGGCTGGGCCGGCGCTGATCCTTGGTTTCGTAAACGAGGATTTTATACTAGAGCCGGTGGTTTATACTATAAGAATGCTTTCGGAACAACACCTACTACAATTCAGTCGCTTGAAACATTTTTTGAAGTGGATAGTGCTGAATCAGAGTATTTGTTTTTCTGGAATCCAGAAGATAAAAACTATAAAACACCTAAACAAGTTGCTACACGCATTCGCAAATTCGTAAAAGCTAAGGAGAAAGAGATTGAACGTGCAAAGTGTGCTTCAGAAAGCATATAAAGAATATATCACCTTATTGGAAAAAGCACTAAATGACTGTGCTGGTTTCATGCTTGCTCATGGAATGCAGGGTTCTATAGAAGAAGCCAAAAAAGGCGAAGAATTGCGCGCTCTAATTGATAAATTGGAAAAAGAATGAACATCTTGTTTCTTGACGTTGACGGGCCTTTGATTCCCGCCCGCATGTATTACAATGGTATCCCAAAAAACAGTGAGGGAGTGTATCTTTATGATCCTGTAGCCGTTGGGATGGTCAAAAAGCTTGTTGAGTTTTACAAGTTGAAACTCGTCTATAATTCATCGCATAATGCAGATGGATGGGTTTCAATGGTGAAACAAGCTACGACTAATGGTTTTACGAAAGAAATGCTTCATGATGACCCAACTACTAAGTTTCCTATAGGTCTACTTGTGCGCATGGATGGCATCTCAGAATGGCTCACACGGCATCCTGAAGTGGATAAGTGGGCTGTAGTAGATGATTATGCGCTTCCTGTTCCCAATGCGGTAAAAGTTGATTTCAATATAGGAATCACTTTGGATAATTTTGAAGCCCTAGCAAGTAAATTTGGAGAAATGTATAATAATGGAATTGTTAAGAAAATCGGCTAGTAGACGACGATCAAATCCATATCCAATAATGATTGCTGATGCTGTTCATGAGCAAATTCGGGAGACTGGAGATTATCAGGAAATGGGTGACCAAGCCTATTATGATGTAAGCAATCTCTCTAGATTTTTAGGTGAAATTGTTCAACTTCTTCATGAACGCCATGTTCTTTTAGATGGTGATGTTCTTAGGTTATTTACTAGATTTGATGAATATAAAGGGGCACCAAAAGACACATGATCTATGAATTAGTAGAAGCAAACGATTCATCACTTATAACAAAAGCTGAACGATTTGATTTTTCAAATCCTCCAACTGATCCTGTTCAGTTGGCTAAAGATTTGACAGAGACAATGATCCATTACAAAGGATTTGGACTCGCAGCTAATCAATGCGGCCTACCTTATAGCTGCTTTGTGATGCACAGCAATCCAATCATTTGTTGTTTCAATCCAAGGATTGTTGATCAAGCTACAGAAATCATTAAGATGGTGGAAGGTTGTTTAACATTTCCAGGGATGTTTTTGAACATCAAGCGGCCTCGTACAATCAAAGTTCGTTATACACAACCAAATGGAGAAACCCTAACAAAAGAATTTGATGGAATGACGGCAAGAGTTTATCAGCATGAATTAGATCATTTGAATGGTGTTATCTATACAGCGCATGTAACAAAACTAGAATTAGATATTGCAAAACGAAAATCAAGAAAATTGTTGAGAAAAAAATAATGGAAAAGCCTCCATTTGCTCCACTACATCATAAAATTGCTTTAGAAAAACAAGGTAAAGAAAAAATAAACCTTCAAGGTATTGATCCAAATAAGGATCATTTGATTTACCTAGCATCTCCTTTCACACATGAAAATACAAATGTTGAACATCACAGATTTATTCAGGCTGAAGTAATAACAGCCTTGATATTGAAAAACAACTTTAATGTGTTTTCTCCTATAGTGCATTGTTATGAAATCGCAAAGAAGTTCACTCTCCCAAGCCATTTTGAATTTTGGGCGAAATATGATGAAGCGATGTTAAAGCGCTGCACTCATGTTGTTATTCTGGATATTGAAGGATGGGAAATATCAAAAGGTGTTGCGAATGAAAAGAGATTAGCAGAAAAGTATAATATACCGATTCTCAGATGGTCACAAATCGTAGATTAGTTGAAAAAGCTGGCCCAAATTTTTACCCTACGCCAGCATGGGGAACAATTGCTCTTTTACACCATGTAACTTTTCATGGGTCTATTCTTGAACCTTGTTGCGGAAAGGGGGCAATGTCGGAAGAGCTTATACGACAATATGGGCCTGATCGTGTAACGTCTTCTGACAAATATGATTATGGATATGGAGAAGTAAAGGATTTTTTTGATATTCATAAACCATATGATAATATCGTAACAAATCCTCCATTCAATATAGCAGAAGATATTTTATATCATGCTCTTCATATTGCTAATGAAAAGGTTGCATTACTTTTGCGTCTGGCATTTTTAGAAGGACAAAAACGATACTACAAGATTTTTCAATATCATCCTCCAAGTGAAGTTTTAGTTTTTTCCGAACGGTTATCAATGTATCCTGATGGCTATCCTGTAAAAAGCGGCGGAACTACATCTTATGGATGGTTTATTTGGGAAAAAAGACATAATGATATTTCAAATATTTCACATTACATTCCACCAAATATTAGATGGATAGCTCCAGGGTTCAAGAACAAGGAATAGTCACACAAATGGCAATTGATTGGATAAATGTAACAGAAGTAGTAAATGCTTTACCAAGAGGATTTAGATATATGAGCCCAAATTACACTAGCAAGTATAAATACAACGAAGATCAGATGATTCAACAAATTAATGATTACATTGAATCAACTTATTCCGAGCACTATTTCGGAAAGAACGGCCTTCAGGTGTTTGATTTATGGGAAGCTTTAGACGATGATCCTGCGCCCATCCATAGGAACATGGCAATCAAGTATCTTTACCGTTATGGAAAGAAGGCAGGCTTCAACAAAAAAGACCTATTTAAGACTATACATTACTGTCTGATGCTGCTATACTACCATGACAAGCTGAAGCGTGATGAAGTCAAGAAGGAATCTACGGATGATAATCATAGTAACTCTGAACAAGGATCAGCCCCTTCAGGATGATGAGGATAAGGTTACGGACTTTGTAACTGCTAAGCATGGATTTACGCTTACTGCTAGGGATGCTCTTATTGGAAAACTTGATTTGGAATTTGCTACAATCAACAGTGTTTTAGAAGATGATATTAGCCTTATGCAAAGAGATTTACAAGCTTTGATTGAAGATGAAAAATTGATAGTGCTTATTGCTGATGAATAAACTATAAAGGAGTATTGCTATAGAAATAAAGATTTCTGGGGAAGAATTACAAAAAAGGAAATTGTTTTTAGGTTTACCTTGTTATGCAGGTCAATGTGCAGCGGTTTTTGCTCGCTCTCTCATGGACCTTTCTTCTCTTTGCACGCGATATAATATCCCCCTCAATGCTTACTTCTTAATGAATGAAAGCTTGATTACTCGTGCAAGAGCTTATATCTGCGATGAATTTATGCGATCAGAATTTACTCATCTCATGTTTATTGACAGTGATATTGGTTTCAATCCTAATGATGTGATTGCTTTGTTGGCTTTGTGTTCTGATGACTCTCCTTATGATGTTATTGGCGGTCCATATCCAAAGAAGTGTATTTCTTGGGAGAAAATCAAACAAGCTGTTGATAAAGGACTCGCAGACAATAACCCAAATGATTTAGAAAAGTATGTTGGCGATTATGTTTTCAATCCTAAGAATACAGGCCAACAGAATATTGCTATTTCTGAACCGGCTGAAGTTCTAGAAATTGGCACTGGTTTCATGATGATCAAGAAAGCGACATTGGAAAAGTATAAAGAAGCCTATCCACATTTGATGTATCGCCCTGATCATGTGAGAACAGCACAGTTTGATGGTTCCCGAGAAATCATGATGTATTTTGATGCTGCTATTGATCCTGACTCAAAACGGTATTTGAGCGAGGATTACAAATTTTGCTACGACGTGGGCAAGATGGGCGGCAAGGTATGGTTGTGCCCCTGGATGCAGCTGTCGCACGTAGGAGCCTATACGTTTGGTGGCTCTTTGGCCGATATTGCGATGGCTGGTGTATCCCCGACCGCAGACCCAAGCAAGCTAGGTGGTAAGAGATGAGTACGGGGTATAGGGCGAGATGGGAACGCGGCAGTCTGCAAAACTGTGATGAGCAGGTTCGATTCCTGTTATATCCTCCATCATTACCTCTTGTTTTTACTGTGTTGGTTTTCTTTACACCATTTGTTCTTGGAACAGTTTTTATTATGTCAATTGGAATAACAAAAAATGCAATTAAATCCAAAAACACTAACAGTTATTAAATCATTTTCTCTTCTGAATAATTCATTATTGTTTCCAGTAGGAGATTCCTTAGAGACTATATCAATTTCAAAAGCGATGTTTGCTCGGGCGAAACTTGAACAATCTTTTGATAAGCGCTTTGCAATTGCTGATTTGTCGCGTTTTTTGAGTGTTCTTTCTCTATTCAAAGTACCTGAGTTATCCTTTGAGAAAACACAGGTGAAAATTTTTTCAGGTAAGCAGAGAATCAACTATACATATGCTGATGAAGATGCTATATTAAAACCACCTGCAAAACGTATCGTTATGCCGGCGAAGGATGTTGTTCTAACGCTGTCAGAAGCGAATCTAAAGGCTCTGTTGAGCGCGACAAGTGCTTTGTCTGCGCCAAATATAGCGATAGCTGGGGACGAAGGAAAAATCCATGTCCAAGCTCTTGACATACGTGATCCAAGAGGTGACTCATTCTCTCTTGAAATTGGGGAAACAGATAAGGTATTTTTGGCGGTCTTCAAGTCGGAATATCTGTATAAGATTATTCCCAAAGAGTATAGCATAACAATAGCTGCCAAGGGTCTTAGCCATTTTCAAACAGACGATTTAGAGTATTATATCGCTCTGGAAGAAAAGAACTCAAAGTTCTAAAAGGTGAAATGATATGGCCCAACTCTCCTTTGATAAAGCTTTCAATTATTTGAAAGAAGGAGGGATGGTCACTCGCGAAAAATGGACCGCTGTAAAAGGTATATTTTTGAAAGATAATATACTTTGGACATTAGAACGTGATGATTCAAAACGTATTGTATATACTTTAAGTTATAATGACATATTCGGGGATGATTGGGTATTTGTTATTGGAGAAAATACTGACAATGAAACAGATGAAAGCAATTCTTCTAAGTGTCGGCCTAATACTAAGTGCAACCAGTGCCATAGCTCATGACGCCCCTTCGGGCTGGCAATATCCTATGGAATGTTGCCATTCTATGGATTGTGGACCTATTACCGATAGTTCATTTACAAAACCGCAAACCCCCATAGAATTGCCACAAATGGTTGTAACAACTAAGCACGGTACGGTTGTTGTTCCGCATAATTTTCCTTATAGAAAATCTGGGGATTCTAAACCCCATGCTTGTATGCGCCCTGGACCTTGGGTAGATGGTATGCAAGCGATGCGTCTTATTTGCCTATTCTTTCCAGATGGGATGTGAAATCATGGAATATATGTTTGTTTCATCCTTGACTGGCGTATTGACGGTTACGGCCTTAGGGATAGCATATGCATCTGGTGCCGCGTCTTTTATAGCTTGTGGTTGGACTCTAATGGCAGTTTTTGTAATCATGTTTTGCCTCGGGATGCTTTGGTAAACTATGCAAAAGAAGGGGAAAAACATGGCCGTAGTACGCATCAACATAGAAACGTTGCTGGAAGACTATCATGCTGAAGAAATCCATGTAGCTTTTGGAAACGAAGAGCATGATAAAACATTCCGTGAAATCCGACTCAATAAAGCGATGATTGAGGAAGATGGGATTCTGGATTGTTTTACAAAGAATATTTCTAATACTGGAGAAATCAAGACTGTTACAGTTGTATCCCTACCTGAAGGAAGTTCGTTGAATCAACTCAAGCAAAATTATAAGAAGATTGGTTTGATGAACGATAATGGGGAATGGAAGAAACGAAACCTTGGATAATATATGCTTCGCGATGAGTATTTGTGGTGCGAGCGTTTCCGCCCCAAAAAAGTAGCCGATGCTATTTTACCAGAACGCATTAAGACTCTTTTCCTAAACTATGTCAAAGTCAAAAATATTCCACACTTGATTTTGTGTGGCTCCCCTGGTATTGGCAAAACGTCAGCTGCGAGGGCCATGCTAGATGAGTTGGATTGTGATTATAAGTTCCTTAACGCTTCTCTTGATAGAAATATTGATACTTTACGCAATGACATACTCAATTATGCTTCTGCTGTTTCGTTTTCTGGAGGCAGAAAATACGTCATTCTTGACGAAGCTGATAATCTCAATGCTAATTCTTTTCAGCCCGCTCTCCGTGGTTTTATGGATATGTATGGAAATAATTGCGGGTTTCTTTTTACTTGCAATTATCCTGGCAAGATCATTGAACCGCTCCATTCCAGATGTAAGACTGTAGATTTCAGTATAGAGCCCAATGAAAGAGTTGATCTAGCCTGTCAGTTCCTAGATCGGGTTATCTCTATCCTAGAGCAAGAGAAAGTTGAATACGATAAGACGATTCTTGCTAAGGTAATTGAGAGACGCTTTCCTGACTGGCGCAAGATGTTGATGGAATTGCAAGGCTATGCCGGTTCTGGTAAGATTGATGCTGGTATTCTTAGTAACTACACTGACATTTCTCTGAAGAAGCTAGTTGGATATTTGAAAGAGCAGAATTTCACAGAGATACGAAAATGGGTTGCTGAAAATTCCATGGATGTGAATGATTTCTATCGCAATCTTTATGATAATCTGTTATCAAGCTTGACGAAAATAGGTCAACCCATGGCAATCCTGCTCTTGGCAAAATATGAGTATGAAGCCGCGTTTTCCCTCAACCATGAGATAAACATGTCGGCATGCCTTGTGGACCTGATGTTGCGCTTGAAAGGAGAATGGTTATGAGGAAAGAAGACTTACTTTGGTTGATGATTGTTTGCATCGCTCTGGTATTTTTAGCTGGTTGTGCTGATCCCATACCTCAAGATAAGCAAATCAAAACAACTAATCCACAATATCAAGTGGACTTACTTTTTAAGATTAATGGTTGTGATATGTATCGTTTCATTGATGGACAACACATTTGGTTTTTAATGTGCCCTAATAACCAGCCGAAAACAGTGTGGCAAGAAAATTGTGGTAAGGGTTGTATTCGTCAAAATGGGGTGGAAACAAAATGATGACAACAAAAAAACAACAGATGTGCGAAGATGTTTATGCGCTAGGAGATTATATTTGTGATGTGGTGGAAGCAAAAAAGAAGCTGGAAGAAAAAAAACGAACTGTTCCTTCCTATATTCCAGTAGGAAAACCAGAAGATTATTATGCCATAGAATTATCGGAGTATAAGCAAGCATGTTGGGATTTTTTTACAAAATTAGAGACTTTTTTTATAAAGACATAACTTGTGGTATGTGCGGCCGAATCCATATTAAGTATGATGAAATAGAGTATCTGGCCAAGAATGATGAGGGCGAGCAGCAAGTCTATAAGATGAATATTTGTAATGAATGCTACCATACTCTTGATTATTTGAAAGATCGTAAGTGGCAGAAAACACAGAAGAGCTAGACAGGTATCGCTTTATCAATAGTATAAACGTCAAGAAGGACGATCTTCGCGACGATGAGCGGATTGATAAGGACTATGCTCCATATTTCATTAATCTCATGCTATCCTACCACAAAGACACCCTTTTTCATGCCTATAATATGGATCGGAACCATCAGATTCCGGCCAGAAATCAGTATATCTATCTCCTAAATACAGTCAGGCCAAGGAAACGATTTACGAAAATACATCGTTCAGAAAAACTAGATGATGTGACTTTGATTCAAACCTTCTTTGGTTATAATATAAAAAAAGCAAAAGAAACTCTAGCTATTCTCACGCCTGAACAAATCAAAGAAATCAAACAGCGGTGTAATAGGGGAGGTTTGAAAAAAGAATTAGAAGGATGACATGTTAACTAATGGTTTAGGTGTTGAGATTAAATTCAATGATAAAAATGATTTCCTGAAGATCAAAGAGACGTTGACAAGGGTAGGAATAGCTTCTAAGAAGGATAAGAAATTATACCAGAGCGTTCATATTCTACACAAAAAGAATCAGTATTTTTTGATGCACTTCAAAGAGTTGTTCGCCTTGGATGGTAAGGAAACGAGTTTTACAAGCGAAGACAAAGCAAGGCGAAATACGATTGCGTCTCTTTTAGAGGAGTGGAAATTACTCACAGTTCTCAACCCAGATCAAATAAAAGAACCTCGTGCAACACTTTCTAACATCAAAATCATAAGCTTCAAGGAAAAAGCAGAATGGACGTTGGAAAGCAAATATACTATCGGAAAGATAAAGGGAAAGCCCAAGTGATTGTTATTGAGCAGCCAGCATTTGGTGAAGATTGGATAGATGATCCAGTTCACGAAGATAAAGATGGCTGGTGGTTTTTAGATGAAACATGGAGCACTAGATATGGCCCATATGAGTCCGAAAAAGAATGTAGAAACGAAATGAAGCAATATTGCATTGAAGTTTTAGGAGAAAAATACCCTGATGGATGATGTATTGAAAGTAAAATGGTATCTTGTAGAGATGAATGAAACAGTGATAAGCGTTCAAGGATATCCTGAAACGTTTTATGCTTGCTATATCTCAACATCCCCGGAAAAAGGAAAAGGATACAAGCTTGCGACGTTACAAAGATGGTCAGGCGGCCCCCAATATAATGGATTCGTTGAACAGGCTATCGGTAGAGAGATTGTTGCGGCCCACAACGCATCGTTGGAAAAGAAAAAAGAACCAGCGACAGCTGATTTTCCATCAACCATCTTGCCGACCGTTCCAACAGAAGAAAAATTAAAAGGAAAACCCGGCCCAAAGAAGGGACATATGCCAGGTAATCTAAAAAATCTTGTACGTTGGCCAAAGGGAATTGCTAGAAAGCAACCAGATGGCCGGCTACTTACTCTTAAAGAAGCACTAGAATTAAAACGACTACAAGATGAAAAGGCAACGCAAGTCCAAGAATTCCAAATCCTCTCGGGAGTTGAATCGCCAACAGTCACCGAAGATCAGGGCAACAGAATTATTCAGCAAGAACAGCCCGTTCAAGCCGAAACGCATCCGCCTCAAGAAAAAATACAATCGCAAGCGCTATCAACATCCGCTATTGGAACAGTAACAGAGGATCAGCCCAATGTCTTACCAAGCCCTTTACCGCCTCACTAACGAAGATATCAAACTTCTGGAAATGCTTTCTAAAGACTTAGAACCAAGTCTTAATGTAACTTTGGAATATGTTCCTATGTCCGAAAGATTGCGCCGTCAAGCTGATGAAATG